GTATATACTCGCCATCACCCAAGAACCACAGGAGCTCGTTGAGGTCAAAGAGAAGTATGAAATTCTCAGGAAGCACATCACAGACACAGATCACCAAAAGTTTCATATGTTGAAGAGATGTGTTCCCATCACAGGTGTGACCGCGATGAACGGTACGGTGGGATACAACACGAACAAAGGAGCTGAGATTGTCGTGTGTTTGGGTGGTTCCCCAAATGAGATCTTTCATGTCCTCATCCATGAACTGGCACACTGCACAGTTGAAGAGTATTCTCACTCGGATCAATATTGGGAAAACTACATAGAACTTCGGGACATGTGTGTTGATCTCGGTATATACGAGAAGATACCAGACAAGACAAAGTTCTGTGGTCAGCACATACAGGATAAATAATCTCAGTAGATAACAAATGAAAACACCTCTTAACGTTTTACTGGTGGCTATAGGATATTGGGTTGCTATTTACGGTGTTACCCAGGTACCGAATGTCTTCAACAACTATTATCTAAACCTGGTGTGGTTGACTATAGTGATTCCCAATGTGTTCCATATGATGGTGGGGCGTGTTCCACAACTCGCGGTGGATCGTCAATTCTTTTTCGCGACGAGTGTGATTGCTCTGGTTCTCACCTATATTTTTAACAGGTTGTTTAAGAGGACCGCAGAGGATCTGAAAGAATACGGGACTGACAAGGGCAAGACACTTAAAACGAATGCCTTGCTCATGGGGATGTTATCCGCGGGAGCTTTAATTACCTATTATTCGGGTTTAGATAAATCAATCTATTCTAATATGGGTTGGGAAAATGGTTCCACAGTTTAGGGCTTGACGACGTAGTCCTTCACAAAGTAAAAGACAATAGCCGCAACAACACCGGTAGACGCAAGACCAACCATGCTCCTACTCCCCTGTTCGTTAAGGAACTTGGGAATAGAAGTCACCAACTTGTCTTGAACAGGCTTAGACACCGCGAGGGCAGCAGCGGCACCCGCAACGAGGGCGATCATTTGATCGTCGGTGAGATTGAGGGGGTTCTTGCTCTCTGGCTTGGCCTGCTGCGCCTGGGGGGCAGCGTAAGCACCCTGAGGATTGGGTGCGGTCATCTGGGGCATCATACCCTGCATCTTGGGCTCATCCATCATCATTGGGGCATCCATCATAATATCGTTAATGGGAGTAGAATCCATCGTAGTCTCTTTACTTTGACTCACATTTTTTTCGGGTTGCGAAAACGCTTCACGATTTGGTGGTGGAGGGGCAAAGTTTGTCGTTGGATTGTCATTTAAGGGTACCATTCCATCCCCATTGTCAGCGAGATTGAGCGTATTTATATCAGTAGACATCTGTTATACTCATATGTTTTCTAGATATGTGAGTGACGCAGCCTGTCACTTCGTCTTTGTAATTTTGAGATTTGTCTTTTTGGTAGCCTTCTTAGCATCATCCTCTTTCTGTTGAAGATACTTGGGATTGAACATCTTTTTGTGAAGTTTCCAGAGATCTGGACTTCCCACTCTAAAGTTTTTCCTCACAGTTGCTTTGTACCAGAAGACACAATCTTGAATCTTATTAGACTTCACGGTGTTATCCAGGACCAGGCATTCATAATTCTCCGTACACGCATCCATCACTTTGCAGAACATATCAAAGGAGGGGAAGATACCGAAGAATGATTTGTACAACTTCTCTCTGTTCTGGATAATGTTTTCTCTCAAAATAAAGACATAATCCACGTTGGCTCGTAGTGCTGGTGGCAAGTCCATAACATACTGCATCGTCAGCATGAAGAAGATCTTCCAGTGCCTACCGTTCATGAAACATTGTCGTATACATGTATCCTTTAGGAACTTACTGTCATACATACAGTCATCCAAAAGCATAAATGCTCCACAATTTGTTTTACCCGCACCTACCAATTTTCTTTGTCTGGCCATGACCCTCTCTATAGCGTCTCTGTCGTAGTCACCATAAATAAAGAGATCTGGTATGAAGTCTGAATAAAAATGGTTACCCTCCTCTGTTCCCGAGAGCACTATACCAGCTGGAAGATGTTTCTTATGGTACATGATATCCTTGACCAGGGTTGATTTACCGGTGTTACGCTTTCCAATAAATACACAAACCCTATCATCTGATATCGTCTCAGGTTTGAATTTCCTCAACTGAAGATTCATTCTACAGTAGTGTTCCGTTTTATTTAACAAAATTTTACTCACATACTATAGGAATGTCAGGTCGTTTGAGACTTGCCGCCACTGGAGTCCAAGACCAATGGCTCACAGGAGATCCACAGTTTTCATATTTCCTGATGAACTTTAGGAGACATACAAAGTTTGCAATTGATTATGTTGAAACACAATTTGATGGTGCTGATTTAGATTTTGGAAAGACTCTTCATTATAGGATACCGAATGATAAAGGTGATGTCATCAGAAATATGACACTAAAAGTCACACTTGATGACCCCTCACCTGGAGGCGACGAATGGTGTCCTTCTATTATTTCACACCTGGTGGAGAGTGCTGAGCTCCTCATAGGTGGTCAGACGATTGAAAAGATTACAGGTGAATTTATCTACATGCATCAGCAGCTTCATAACACCGACGATGACACTGATCAAACTGTTTACTTCCTAAATGGTCATGGTGAACTCTTGAGTTATACGGGTAACAATACCTATTTTATGGATCTCCCGTTTTACTTTTACCGCAACCCAAGTCTCGCCATACCAACTTGTGCACTCACGAAACAACTCGTTGAAGTTAAAATTAAATTGAGACCTCTCACAGAACTTATTGAGGGTGGTGCATCTGTGGGTGTCTCCGCAAACCTCATAAAGTGTTCCGTAGACACAGAGTTTGCATTTCTCACAGAGAGGGAACGTAAATATCTCATGACTAGACCAATTGATTATGTCATCACACAGGTGCAGATGTCTAGTTTTATCATGAAACCTGGTGAGAATACTAAATCTGTGATGCTCAACTTTTCCCATCCAGTGAGGGAACTTTTCTTCGTCTCCCAATCCGAAGAGGCGGTGAGAGACAATCATCCAAATAGGTACAACAAACTTTTGAATGTTAAACTAAAATTCAACAATGAAACGGTCTTTGATAGAGACCACAAGTTTCTCGTATATGAACAAGCCCTAAAGCATCATATAAGTCCTCCAGAATACGTAGCTGGTACGAACTATAAACAATCTGAGTTTGGTATGTATAGTTTCGCACTTAATCCAGAAGTGTATTACCCGACTGGACAAGTGAACATGAGTCGTATATTCCACAAACTTCTCACAATTCAGATTGATCCTATAAATGCAGTTGATAATAACAACACACGAGTGTATGCAGTCAACTACAACATACTTCGTATAAATGGTGGTTTAGCAGGTTTAAAATTTTAGATTGTTATAGTAGTAATGGCTGGCCGCGTACAGCTCCTGGCATCTGGAGCCCAAGACAGGTTCTTTACGATGGATCCAGACTATACATACTTTTTGCAAAGTTTCAGAAAACATACAAACTTTGCAAGAGAATATGTGAACATAGACGCAGAGAATGCAGTTGATTTTGGGGGTAAAGCGAGATTTAGAGTTGCTCAAAATACTGGAGATCTTTTGACAACCCTCAGTGTGAAGATGAAGTTACCGATTATTTCTACAGTGATCTATGATGATCCTAGATTTATAGAGTCTATAGGTCATGCACTCATAGAGTACGCCGATCTCATCGTGGGTGGGAAGGTCATTCAAAGATTACCAAGTGATTATCTTCAAATTTATACTGAACACAACGTCACACAAACAAAACAGAGGGCCCTGAAGGAGTTGATTGGAAAGTATCCAGAACGCACAGTCTCTACACGAGTATCTGACAAGGATATTCTCGGTGTGATTGGTACAGCTAATACAGAAGATGAATTCTTTGTGGATTTACCATTTTACTTTTACAATAATCCGGAGCTGGCTATACCCCTATGTGCCATAAAGAATCAAGAAGTTGAGGTTGAGATTAAACTTAGGGATCACGATCATCTCATAATTAAGGGAACTACCGGAGAACTTCAACCTGTGGCACCCGGGACGATCCACCTCAAAGATTTTACACTTTGTGCGGAGGTGATATTTCTTGAACCATGTGACAGAATAAAACTTGAAACTGAAAAGAAGAAAGACTATATCATCACACAGGTTCAACAAAATGTTTTTGATATTGGACAGGGTGTACAAACTGGTAACTTCAAATTAGATTTTATAAATCCCGTAAAGGAACTTTACTTTGTCATTCAGAGACAGGGTGATGTGGGAACTGCTGAGGGTGAATTTATAACCCCTTTTGACTATGATAATACCCTAGAAGATACAGGTGGTAAGTACATTCTCTACGAGAATCTTGACCATCTC